GTGGTCTTCGGCTTCTGCCCATGATTTAAAGTATAGAAGCTTCAGGGCCGAAGACCACTTCAAGAGGCTGAGTGCGATTGAAAAAATCGCGCCCTTTATCTTAGCAAAATTAACCCGATTCGTCAAGACTGACCGCGTGCGAGCAATATTCGCACGAATTAAGTCTTTAGCATTGTTTACGTGGGTCGCAATCTTGGGCGGAATCATCTATGACCTCCTCAAATGGATGATCATAAACATAGCAAAAGTCCCGCTATAAAGCCAATAAATACTTGAAGTATACGTGGATTTCTCTCGCCAATTTATCAGGTTTCGCTCAAACATGGCGACACCGGAACCATTGAGCTTTTCAGATTGCCGTCGATTTTCTTCGGCGAAACGGCGGAATTGTGCCGACTTGTAGGGAGTATATATGAAGGGGGAGGAAATCTCCCCCTCCCCCAACCGAAAGCATTGTGTTTTTCGGCGCAGCGTCGATAAACGCGCGATTCCGCTGACCCAAATCGGTCTCCGGAACCCTAGTATATGGGACAGAGCATCTCCCACCACTGAATTCCCGCCTCGGCGGGCGCCGTCGACTGCGGATGGACCATCGACGGCCACTAGCCCGGCTTCTGCCGTGGTTTTTTTAAACGCCGAGCGTTCGGCAATCACACGGAACCCGAAACAATGCCTCTGCCAACCTTCTGGCACAGGGCGACGTTTAGCGTGGTCGAGGTCGCCGACTTGATCGGCGTTCCGGAAGACACGCTGCGTACGTGGCTCATGCGCACTCCCATGAATGACTTCCTCGGCGTTCGCGATGGCGGCCGCGTGTGGCTGTCCGGCCAGGACGCCTTTTTCTATCTCCTCGTGAAGCACCTGAGCGCAGGCGGCGTGCCCGTACGTACCGCCATGTACGCCGCGGCTGGCTACGCGAATGACCTGGAAGACTCACTGCCGGATGAGATGCTTGTGGTGCGTACGGCCGGCGGCAAGACCACTTTCGAACTGACGTTCGCGCCCGACCTATCGAAGCCCGCGCTGGTGCTGCCGCTCCACGAGTTGGCCTCTGATCTCATCGACCGGGCTGCCCGGTTTTATGTGGAGGCGCGATAGTGTGGCCGTTCAGTAGAAAGCAGCCGATCGAGCAGAAGGCCATCCAGACCGACGAAGAGCTATTGGAGCTTCTTGGCGGTGGCTATGCTGGCGGCGCCATCAGCCGCAGCCAGGCGCTCACCGTGCCGGCTGTCGCCAATGCGATCAAGGTTATCTCTGAGTCGGTGGCGCTGGCACACCTGAGCCTGAAACGCCGCGTTGGCGATCAGGAAGTCGACGTCGAGGACCACGCGTCGCTTAAGTTGCTGCGTGGCCACGTGAACGGCTGGACATCGTCGTTCGAATTTACGCGCGACCTGGTGCGCCAAGCTTTGTCGCAAGATCCTGGCGGCCTCGCCTTCGTAAACCGTATCGGCGGCGAAGTGCGCGAGATCATCCGTTACGACGACGGCGTGATCATGGTCGAGTACAGTTCGGATCGTACCGGCGAGCCGACATACCGCATCAACGGTAAGGTCATTCCCTCGGCGAACATCGTTCACGTGCGCGGGCCATTTGCGAAGTGCCCTGTATCGCTTGCCGCGGACGCGATCACGGCTGCGAAGGTCATGGAGCAGTACGTTGTCAAATTCTGGCAACAGAGTGCCCGTCCAGGTGGCGTCATTTCGTCCCCCAAGGCAATCGGTGAAGCCGGCGTTACAAAGATGCTGGCGGGTTGGAAAGCCGCATTCGGTGGCGCCGACAATGCCGGCAAGACGGCGATACTTTACGACGGCGCGACTTGGACTCCCATGACCATGACGTCGGTGGACTCGCAGTTGCTGGAGCTTCGTAAATTTCAGTTGTCAGAAGTCGCCAGGGCCTTCGGAATTCCGCAGCACATGTTGGGAGTCCTAGATCGCGCGACCTGGGGGAACTATGGCCAGGCGGCAAAGGAATACCTGACGGCAACCGTCCTGCCCTGGATGCGGGCGGTGGAGTCCGCGTTCGACCGGGCGCTGCTGACTGACGAGGAACGCGGCGAGTACGCTTTCCGCTTCGACCTCGACGACTTCTCGCAGGGATCCCTGACGGAGCGTGCGACAGCCATCAACGGCCTGATCACGAGCCGCACGATCAACCCGAACGAAGGTAGGAACTGGTTGGGACTCCAACCGCGCGAGGGCGGCAACGAGTTCGCCAATCCGAACACCGGATCCAACCAGCCGGCGCCTGCCAACGATAACAAACCAGAGGAGGAGCCGGATGAAGGCGACATTCAACGGAACTGAAAAGGACTTCGACATCCGCCCTGACATTGTCGGCTTGTTCGAAGCCACCCTGCCAGGCGGTAGCGCCTACGCCATGCTCAAGAAGTTCACGGACGGCACGTGGTCGGCCGCTGACGTCGCGCACGTTCTTTCCTTCGCCTTGCACGGGCCAAGCAAGGAAGCTCGGCAGGTATGGGACCTTGTGCGGGCAGCCCGTAGGCACGGCCTGCCGCAGCCCCCCCTCTCATACGCTCCGCACCCGGACGTTGTTGCCGCGGTAAGCGTCGAGGGCGCTGGCAACTATGCCGGGCTGGCGGCCGACATTCTGACGGCGGTTTTGTTCCGCTCGACGGCACCAGAAGAGGAGGTTGCCATTGATGCAGCTTGATCGGCTCGTCCTCGAGACGAAATTTGCAGCCGAGGAAGACGGCTCGATCGAGGGCATTGCGTGGGCATGGTCGCCCGACAGGATCGGTGACGAAATCGCCAAGGGCAGCTTTAAGAGCGCCAAACTGCCGATTCCCCTCCTCTTCGGACACGACCAAAACGACCCCATCGGAGTCGTCACCGAGGCCATTGAAGAATCCGAGGGATTGCGCATCAAGGGCAATCTCCTCGTCAATGAAGTGGCGCGTGCCCGCGAGGTTCGCGCGCTTGTGAAATCCGGCGCGGTGCGCGGCATCTCGATCGGGTTTCTCACAAAGTCGGCCACACCTACCAAGGGCGGCGGTCGGCTTATCAAGGCGTTGGAGTGGCTGGAGGCGTCCCTCGTGGCGATCCCCATGCACCCCGGCGCACGCGTTACCAGCGCGAAATCTGCCATCGAGGCGATCCGGATCGCTGAGGCAATTAATCGGACGGCAACTGCCCTCCGTTCCCACTAAACCTATAGGTTCATCCATATGCACAACATGCACAGCGCCCTTGCTCTGAAGGGCGAACAGGACGACTCCGCGGCGATCGTCACCAAGGCTCTCGACGAACTGCAGAAGTCGGTCGACGAGCGGATTAAAGCCGTCGAGACGAAGACCGCGGCGAACGACAACGCCAAGCTCGTCGAGCGACTCGAGAAGCTCGAAACCAAGAGCAACCGTCCAGGCGGCAAGGCCGACAAGGACGAAGCGGCCGAGGTTGAGAAGAAGGCTCTCGCAGCCCTTCTGCGCACCGGTCTCGATACCGAGATCAAAGCCGCATCCTCCGACTCCGACGCTGCGGGCGGCTATTTCGTCCTGCCTACGGTCGACATGTCGATCCGCGATCTCATGACCGACCTGTCGCCTCTGCGCGGCCTGGCCGAAGTCGTGACGATTAGCACCGATCGCTATGAGCGATTCTACAGCAAGGGCGCTCGCGGTGCTCAGTGGGTTTCCGAGCGTGACACCCGGCCGCAGGACACGGCTCGCCCGGAACTCATCAAGCATTCGTATCCGGTTTCCGAACTGTACGCTGCGCCGGCTGCCACGCGCCATCTGCTTGACGACGCTGCTACCGACATCGCGGGCTGGCTGGTGAACAATGCCACGCATGACTTTGCCGAGACTGAAGGCGAAGCCTTCCTCCGCGGCGACGGCATCGACGGCAAGCCCACCGGTCTGCTTAGCTACCCGACGGCAAACACCAAGGACTTCACCCGCGCATGGGGTACTTTCCAGTACATCCCGGCAGGCCATGCCTCGGCGCCGACGGATGCCAATCTGGTAACCGCTTGCATCAACACCGTCGCGAAGCTCCGCAAGCCCTACAAGGCCGCCGCGAAGTGGCTGATGAACTCGACCACGGCCGCCCGCCTTATGGGCATCGTCGATGAGAACGGCCGCCGCCTGTGGGCTCCGACCGGCAACCTCATTGAAGGTGTCGAGCATCCGCTCCTCGGCTATCAGGTCGAGATCGACGAGGGTATGGACGACGTCGCCGATGGCGCTGGCGCGTTCCCGATCGCCTTCGGCGACTTCCGCCAGGGCTATGTGATCGTCGATCGCCAGGGCGTTCGCATCAACCGCGACGAACTCACGGTCAAGGGCCGCGTGATCTTCGACGTGTACAAGCGCGTGGGTGGCGGCGCTGGCGACTTCAACGCGATCAAGTTCATCAAGATCGCGGCGAGCTAAATATCCTCGACGAGAATATTTCCGGGCGGTCTTCGGGCCGCCCTCCCCTCATTCATAGGAGCACATAATGCGCAAGGATTCTTATTCGAACCAGGACGCGGTCGCGTCGCTGGTTCCGGCAGTTCAGGCGGCCACCCTCAAGGGCTCTACCGTTGATCTCGGCGGCTTCTCTTCGGCCCTCCTGATAGTCAACACTGGCGCCATTGTTTCGGACGGCCTCTACGACGTGAAAATCCAGGAATCGGACACGACCACCGATGGCGACTTCACCGATGTGGTCGCTGCCGATCTGATTGGCGCGCTTCCCGCAGCCCTGGCAGCTAGCACGGTCTATCGCCAGGCCTATATCGGCACGAAGCGGTATGTCCGTGCGGTCATCACCAAGCAGTCGGGCACTTCGATCGCGGCTGGTGCCGTGTTCGTACGCGGGCTGCCTCACATGGCGCCGCTCGCCTAACAAATCAGGGCGGCTATTCCTTGGGATGCGGCCGACATCCTCAACACACGCGCGTTGCCGCCCACCTCGTGCGAGGTTTCATTGGCGTGCGCGTGACTCGGCAAGTGGCGGGCCTCGGAATCCGCTGCGACAGGGAGGGGCAATCCGCGCCCCTCCCTACCCCTTCAGGAGCAATCATGAACCGGATAACGGCCTGCGGCTGCAGCGTGCCCAAGGGCCAGCGCTGTAGCCATGAGCAGGCGCGCAGTACACAGCGCCAGCGTAGCAATGACGCAAAACGTGGCTCTGCGGCAAGCCGTGGGTATGACGCTGAGTGGGCGCGCGAGAGCAAGGCGTATCTGGCAGCACTAGGCAGCCCGCTATGCGCATGTGGCTGCGGTAGGCCGGCCGACATGGTCGACCACAAGGTGGCACCAAAGGGCGACATGCGCCTGTTCTGGAACCGGTCGAACTGGCAGCCCTACGCTGGCGTGTGCAACCGCAGGAAGAACATCATGATCGAGGGTGGATTTGGGCGTTAGGCTGCTGGAGGTGGGTACGGATCACCAGGCTTCCTCGCGTAGTAGGTGACTACCTGTGATTTGCAGACCGGACACGCCCAAACCGAGGATCGTTTGTCGATCGTTCGATCTTTGTATTGAAGGATGGATCTTTTCTTATGGTCGAAGCAATTTACGCAAAGCCAATGCGCTGGTGCGGAATCGTTGGCACTTGGCTTTTTCATATAAGCGAACGCACCAGAATCAACCTGCTTAAGCTCGTATTGCTCGGCATCAGCGCTCCATTGTTCATGTTGAGCAATTTGCTGTTCGAGCGCGCGTACCTTCTCCAGCATCGCAAACTGGTCTTGTTGGGCGCTGAGTGCGCTCGATTGGGCGGTGAGAATTACTCCCTGAAGTTCAATGACCTTGGACTGGATGGCCTGGGCGTCGCGCAGGTCCATAACCGTCTTCGTAAGGTCGCCAGCCGTCTTGAGCGCGCCTACTAACGCCGCGATTGACGCAATATCCATCACACATTTCCCCTGCCCTGACTTCAGCATCGCACAACCCGGGGTGGGTCTGCAACTTTTGCCGCACACCTCCCGACCACCTACGCCCCCAAATTCGCTATTCAACGCAAATAGGAATTTCATCCCATGGCAATCGTGACGTTGGCCGACATGAAGGCCCACCTCGGCATCGTCGACGACGCAGACGACGCGCTAATTTCCGACAAAATCGATGCCGCCCAAGCATGGCTCGAGCAGATGCTGGGATACTCGATCGAGGAGGAATTCCCTTCCGAGGATTCGCCGGCCGCTTACCCGGCTGACCTCGTCGAAGCCATCAAGCAGCAGGCCGCCCACATGTTCGAAAACCGAGAGGCCACACTCGTCGGTGTGAGCATCGTCGAGACGCCGGCCGCAGTTGCCGACACGATCCGCAACCGCCGAGCATACACGTGGGGCGCCGATGGCTCGTAAGCGTGACCTGGAGGGCCTGATCCGCGCGCTGAATGCCATCCCCAAAAGCGTGCGCCAGGCCATCGATCCAGCGATCGAAAAAGGCGCCGACGAGCTTGTCGCGCGGATGCGCTACCTGGCGCCCGACGATCCTAAGACGAGCGGCGGCGACCTGAAGTCGAACATCAAAGTTATCGACACTGGCGTGCCGATGGCGCGGCGCGTCGAGGCCAGCGTGCCGGGCGAATTCGACCATGCCTTGGCGCAAGAGTACGGGACCGTAGACCACTCGGCCCAGCCATTTTTCTGGCCTGCGGTTTCGACCGCAAAGAAGCGCATCAGGCGCCGTATCGACCGAGCTATCAGCCAGGCCGTCAAAAAGGAATTCAGCAAATGAGCGAAGCCAGTTTGGCCGCGCAGCGGCTGGCGGTAACTGCGATGCGTGCGCGCCCTGCCCTCACTGCTCTGGTGCCGTCCGCGAACATCTTCGACCGCAACCAACGGCCGGAAATCTTCCCGTGTGTGGTAATCGGCGAGGCTCAGGTCGTCGCCGACGAGGCGGATTGCGTGATCGGCTCCGAGGTTTTCCTTACCATCCACGTATGGACACAGGAAAACACGTTCACCGCGTGCAAGAGCATTGCAGGCGAGATCCGCCGCGCGCTGTTCATGCTGTCCGGAACGCAGGACGGTTTTGCGTTGGACTTCAACTTCGACGACATGCGCTTCCTCCGCGATCCGAACGGTGAGCATTCGCACGGCGTCGTGACGTTTTCCGTCTTGGCAGAGGACACGGTGGGCATCCTATGAGAGCAGGCAAGCTGAATGAAACGATTACCCTGCGCACCGTCACCTTCGCCGACGACGGCTACGGCGGCCAGGTGCCGACCGAGACGGACCACGCCACGCTTCGCGCACAGGTAATCGAAGAGAGCACCGACGAGTTTGTGCGCAATTATGGCGTCTCGACGGAACGCCTGCGTATCTTCCGCACACGCTGGCTCGACGGCGTGAATCTGACCATGACGGTCGTCCACAACGGCGTCAGCTACAACACGAAGCAGATAAAAGAAATCGGGAGGCGGCGCGGCCTAGAACTGCGCTGCGTGGCCAGTGGCGCGGGGTCGTAAAGCCGAAGTCCGGGCGCTTGATGGGGCGCTCAGCAAAGCCCCAGCCGCGCCGTCCTGGCTCCCTGAGCACGGCAAAAAGGAATGGCGGCGTGTCGTGCCTCAGCTTGTCGCCGACCGGAAGATTGCAGCCCATGAACTGCAGACCGTCGAGAGCTATTGCGTTGCTGTCGCCCGCATGCGGGAGGCCGAGATCGCGCTGCAAAAATACGGCCTGACCTTCGAGTCGGATAGCGGCCCGAAGCGCCGGCCAGAGACCACCATCCTGAAAGAAAACATTGAAGCCGCCAGGCGGCTCGCTGCGGAACTTGGTCTCACACCGGCTAGCCGCAACAAAAACAGCGGAGGTGCCCGCGGTGACGGTGACGCTTCCGAATTTGGCGTGGATATTTGATGACAGCGAAATCCCTGATCCACAGGGCAAGGGCGAAGCGGCGGTCAAATTCATTCGCGCGCTCCGACACCCCAAATCGCGTCTTCCGGGAAATGCTTTCTCGCTGGACAGATGGCAAGAGCGGATCGTCCGCCGCATCTACGGCGACACCCACGACGACGGTTCGCGGAGAATCCAAGAGCTATTCTTGATGGTCGGCCGCGGCAACCGGAAGACTAGCCTCATTGCGGCATGCTTGATGCTGCATCTGGTTGGCCCTGAGCGGTTGCCGATGTCGACGATCGCCAGCATCGCCAATAGCCGCGAGCAGTCCGCCCTCACCTTCAAGGAGATGGCTGGCATTTGCCGTGCTACGCCCCGCATCCTCGAAGCGGTGCACATCCAAGACACCGAGAAGCGGATCACCTATCGCAAGCTTGGTGTCGTGTATGAGGCGCTCTCGTCTGATGCGAAGTCAGCGCACGGCCGCACAGACGTCGTGGTGTTTTGGGACGAAGGGCACGCCGAAACCAAATTCGATCTGCTCGAGGCGGCGGAAACCGGACTGAACAAGTCGCCGAACACGTTGCTGCTGTCCGCATCGACAGCGGGCATCGGGCAGCTTGGTCCCTTCTATGCGAAGTACGATCATGCTCGGAAGATTGTCGACGGTCGTATTGTCGACGAGACGTTCCTGCCGATCTTGTTTGAGGCGCCAGCCGACGTCGATTTCCGCGACGAGGAATGGCTGTTCGCAACCAATCCCGGTCTGCCGCACGGCTACCCGAACCTCAAGAAGCTGCGCCGCTATATTGAAAAATGTGAGCACTCGCCTTCCGAGCGCCAAGGCTTCAAGCGCCTACATCTTTCCGTCTGGCTCGATGGTGCGGCAAATCCAGAATGGGATCTTGCGATTTGGGATGAAGGCCACGGCGAGATCGACCTCGAAGCACTCCGCGGCCGAAAGGCGTGGATCGGAGTCGATCTGAGCAAGCGCATCGACCTCTCTGCCGTGGCCTGCACAATCGAGATGGATGACGACCAGTTCGCGCTGCACGTCATGGGCTTCTCGCCTGAGGCACAGTTGCGCAGGCGCGCGGACATGGACTCCGCACCGTATAGCCAATGGCGCGACGAAGGATGGCTGACCGCCACAGACGGCGACATCGTCGACTACAGCACGGTGGAGGGTTACATCCGCATGCTCGTCGAAATGTTCGACGTGCACGAAGTCGTCTTCGACGTCGCCATGGCGCGCGAGATGATGGAGTCGCTGGAGCGCGATGGCATACCGGTCGCGGCGTTCCCTCAAACGCTTATGAACTTCGCGAAGCCGGTCGACACGTTTGAGGATTTTTTCCTCAACCGACGGCTGGTTCACGACTCGCCGCTGCTTCGGTGGGCGGTCGGCAACACGGTGATGATGCGGGACCAAAACGACAATCGCAGGCCGGCAAAGAACAAGTCCGCAGATCGTATAGACCCCTGCGTCGCGGCCATCATGTCGACATCCAGAGCCGCACAAGGCGCCACTGGCCGGTCGTCGTACGACTCGGCGCCCGAAGACTTCGTTTCATTTGTTTGAGGAGGCCGCCCGCCACGGCGCGTCGACTTTGGTTGTCGGCTGATCAATGGCCGCAGCGGGCAACTCACACATTACGCAAAGGAAGCCCACTTGGCAAATCCCGATTCACGTAAACTACAAGTCGACGTAATCGCCAGAATCACGTCGCTCGAAAAAGCCATGGCGAAGGCCGCGAAGGTCACCGACACGAATATGAAGAAGGTCGAGACCCGCGCCGCGGCTATGGTCTCCAAGGTCAACAGCCACTTCTCCAACTTCGGCAAGGGCCTTCTGGCAGGTGTGGCGGCGGGTGGTGTCGCGGGCATCATCAATCAGGTGGGCGCCGTCGCGAAAGGCATCGCATCGATTGGCGACGAGGCGAAGCGTGCAGGCCTCTCTAGCAGCGCTTTTCAAGAGCTTGGATACGTCGCGAAGCAAAACCGCATCGAGGTCGACGCGCTGACGGACGGCATGAAGGAATTGTCGCTCCGCGCCGACGAATACATCGCCACAGGCAAGGGGTCAGCCGCGGAATCGTTCCAGCGGCTCGGCATCTCGGCCGCGGAGTTGAAGGAGAAGCTCAAGGATCCGAGCGCGTTGTTTTCGGAAATTATCGGGAAGCTGCAGCAACTGGACAAGGCCGCGCAAATCCGCATCGCTGACGAATTGTTTGGCGGCACGGGCGGCGAGAAGTTCGTCCAGTTGATCGCGCAGGGCGAGGCCGGCATCAAGGCTACGATTGAGGAGGCCCGCCGCCTCGGCGCTGTCATGTCCGACGACGTCATTGAGGCGGCTGCCGAACTCGACAGGCAGTTCAACGCGATAACCACCACGGTCTCGACCGGTTTAAAAACCGCGATCGTCGAGGCGGCCAGCGCGCTCCGGAGATTCATCGACGAATTTAACTCGTTCGAGGATCGAGCGACGACATCGCTGAAGACGCGCTTCAGCGAACTGCAGACTCGCCGTGGGCAACTCACCTTCGGGCCGGAAGGGCAACCCGGCCTGGTGCAGAGTGGCCTGGCACTAATCGGCAAGGACGCAGCTAGCGAACTCAAGGCCATCGACGAGGAAATGGCGCAGATAGCTGCCGAGTTGAAGCAGCGCGCCATTCCTCGGCTTCGCCAAGAGCTTCTGCAGCAGACAGCGGCCAGCGCGCCCTATGTGGCGCCGCCGGCTACGGGTGGCAGTAAGGCGAAGGACGGCTTCAAACCTGATCGCGGCGCCTTTGCTGAAATGCTCGGCGTCACTGAAGACTATCTCGAGGCTCAGCGCCTGGCGAACCAGCAGCTTGAAGCGTTCGGCGATCTCGCGGTGGATGCCGGTACTTCGTTGGTCAACGCCATGCAGGATGGGGTGATTTCCGGCCAGGAGCTTCTCGGAATTATCACCAACATAGCTCAGCAACTTCTCCGCATGCCCGGCCTGACCGGCTTGCTAGGCGGCATCCTCGGCGGTGGCGGATTCAGCCCGACGGCGGGCGGCTTCGCCTCGATGCTCGGCATTCCAGGCCGTGCTTCGGGCGGTCCCGTGCAGGCTGGCATGCCGTACATTGTTGGCGAACGTCGACCGGAGCTTTTCGTGCCGGACGTCCCCGGCCGCATCGTACCGCGCGTGCCCTCTGTTGCAGGGCTTCACGGCGGCGGTGGCGGCGGCGCCAGCGTTGTCGAACTGAGGCTGTCGCCCGAACTCACCGCGCAGATACTCGCCGAGGCGAAAGGGCAGTCAATTCGCATCGCGCAGTCGACTACGGCCAGCGGCATCAAGGCTTACGACGCCGGCAAGGCCCGGCAACAACTCACGAGAGGATAGCACATGGCGATTCGCACGCGGGCGCAGCTAAATGCTGACGCCGATAGTAATTTGCCCGACAATACCGGTGGCGCAATCTATCCGGTGCACGTCAGGCAGCGGATCAAAGATCTGGCGGATAGTGCGCTGTTCACTAGCGACCTGACGGACGCCACCGGCAAGACGACGCCCGTGGACGCAGACACGCTGCCGATAAACGACAGCGCCGCCTCGAATGTCCTGAAGAAGGTTAGCTGGGCCAACCTCAAGGCGACGCTGAAGAGCTATTTCGACACGCTCTACCAGCCGGTCGCCGCGAAGCTCACGACACTGGCCGGGCAGACTTGGGCGGCGGATCGCTTCACCTACTACACGTCGGCGTCTGCCGCCGCGATAGGGACCATCACGGCAGCCGGTCGAGCCATACTCGACGACGCTGATGCTGCGGCTCAGCGGACTACCTTGGGCATTGGTTCAATGGCGACGCGCGCCGTCACCATTTCGACCGGTGATCCGACCGGCGGCGCGGATGGCGATGTCTGGCTGAAGTACGCCGCATGAGTATCGCAGTGAACGTTGGTGGCGTATGGAAAGACACCACGCCATACGTGAAGGTCGGTGGCGTTTGGAAGCCGGTGACACAGGCTTATGTGAAGGTCTCCGGGGGCTGGAAGGAACTGCTAGGTGGCGCGGCGCCAGCGACCGTGACTTACGTCACGACCATCGACGATGGAAATGGCGCGACCACCTACACATTCACCAACGCCAACATAGGTGCCGCCGCCACCGATCGTCTTGTAGTGGGTGCGTTGTCATGGGAAGCAACCGCAAACCGTTCGCTTGTCAGCGCCACGATTGGCGGAAACGCAGCATCGGTCATCGTCAACGGTGGCGGTGTTGAGACGTCTGCCGCCATTTTCGCGCTGCGGGTGGCGGCCGGCGCAACAGCAACGATTGTGGCCACGCTATCCGGTGCCGCGCTTCGCGCTGCGATAGGCATTTGGAACGTCAACGGGCAGATTTCGGACACTCCCACTGCTTTCGGACAGTCCGCGAGCAATTCCAGCGTGACCAGTCATCAGACTGACATCAATGTGTTGAGCGGCGGCGTCGCGATTGCTGCTCTTGGATTGAACGCGCCCAACGCCGTCACATGGACGGGCGCGACGGAGCGATACGACGCCACCTATGACGCCAACAGCAGGAAGTCGGGCGCCGACTACAGCAACGCCGGGGCTGACGAACCGCACAGCATCATCGCGGCGTTTTCCGCAACCAACGGCGGATTGGCTGCGGCGTCCTGGCGCTGAGATCGATTACCGGCGAGCCGGCGTGGTGCGGAGGTGAGAGATGGCCCGACGCCGAATGGGGTCGCGCCCTGGCCAAAGTAAAGGCCCGCCGTTTTGGCCGGCGGGCCAGGTCGGCATCACGCAGCGCGCTGATACCTCATCTTGTCGTCGAGCCATTCGACGACATCCTTCGGCCCCCAGCCAGTGTAAGGCTTGGTGACGCGCATGACGAAGAAGAAGTCATTGCTGTCGAGGTGCTTCTTGAAGCGGGCATGCACCTGCTCCGGAGTTTCACTGGTGTCGATGACGTACGAGGACTCGGACAGCCGAGCCCAGTCAGTCTTCTTCACCTCGGCGACAATGTTGGGACGCTTGACCTCCTTGTTGAGGTCGTAGGAGACGAGAAGCAGCATGTTAGTTTAGTCCTTATATAGGGTTGATATCCAAACCCTCGGACGCTATCTCTCGTCGTGCTACGGAAGAGCGATCGCGGACTGGTTGCTTTCTTGGCATCTTACCGCGAGCGCAAACAGACAAGGGCTGCACCCGTTTTTCGAGTGCAGCCCTTTCTGTTTCGCTGCGCCGATTCCGAATGCAGCCATATTGTGCCACGAAAATGGAATGGCTGTCTAGCTATAATTGTGAACTGCCGTGCGCTGCATCGAAATACACCCGTTTTCCCCAACCGTCAACAGATATTTGGACAAAATGTCCGCATGGCTCGGGTCGCCCTTTATCGGCACCGAAGCAAGTTCCGGTTGTGGAGGTGGTGAGTCGTTCGTCAGCGGACAAGACAGCACTACTGACCCAACGGAAGAATTTTTCAGTAGCCGGGCGACCGGGAATATGTTCCTAGTCTGTTCTCATGGCCAGGAAGACAATCCAAGACGTGATCGATGAGGGTGAAACGATCACCGCGTACTGCCACGCATATTTGTGCAACAACAAATCTGTTCTGGACATGCTGGCCTTACGCGATCGCTTCGGGCCGGACCATGGCGCCATGCACGACGACCTGGTTCCGAAGCTCCGCTGCACCAAGTGTGGCGGTCGCAAGGTCGGAGTCATCTGCACGCCAGGTAGCAAGGAGTACGGTGGAAATCCGTATCTGAAGATGAATGGCAAGTAATACTTACCGCTTTACCGAAATAATGTCATAGTATTAAATCGTTAAATCGGTTCGTTATAGGGTGTATTAGCTTCCAATTAGGGTGTCATAGATTCATATTTTCTGTCTTGCGAAGTTTCTCGACTCATAATACTGTCAACGTACGCCAAAGATGGCGGGTGCGTACATTTTATGGAGGGAAATATGCTTGCAAGTTCACAACAGGTGCCCGCCGCGCGGGTAGCGCCGGCCGCAATCTACAACACCGAGGTCGAGGTTAACGAACCCAAGCCCATCCAAGTCGGCGAACTCGCCACACTCATTGTGGCCGTCTGCGGTCGCCGCGGCGACCGCCTGTTGTGCGGGTTCGATCGCGATGGCAAGTACGTGAAGAAGTGGTTCCGGGAGGGCGAACTTACCGGCCTGGGTTTCGACGACGGCTACGAAGACGACGAGTAA